ATCAACGCTTGCCGCGACTCTTGCAGCTGCCGGGCGCGTAGTTTACTCATACCCTAATGAGAACATCACGCCACCTGCCATTGTGCTTGTGCCGGGATCGCCTTACATCACAGTGTCAGCCATTGGCGGCGCTCGATGCAATGTGCGATTTGACATCACAGTGATCGTCAACGCAGCTGACAACCAGGCGGCCTTGGCCAACTTGGAAACCTTAATCTTTAGTGTCACGGATCTACTAGCCAATAACATCTCATTCTTGGGTGGATGGTCACAACCCACAGTCCAACAAATCGGAAACGCCGATATGTTAATCAGCCAACTCAACATCGAGATGGTCACAACCAACTAGAAAGGCAAGTCATGCCAGCAACATACATAACTGGTCGGAATCTGACCTTGAGCATCAACTCGGTGTCATACGCAGATCAGGCAAGCACAGTCACATTGGAACGCGAAAACAATCAGCAGGTGTTGGAAGTCCTATCGGGTCGCGCTTACAAGACCGTTGATAAGTTTGCAACACTTAACGTGGAACTATACCTAGACGACACATCCAGCGCTGGCATTATTTCAGCGCTATGGGATGCAGCGAACAGCGCGCCAGATACATCTTTGGCTTTCAGTTTCGATGTAAACGGTGACACATTCACTGGCAACGTATTCCCAGTATTCCCAACAGTCGGTGGCGCGGCCACTGACGTACTGTCCACATCTCTCAGCTTTGTTGTTGAGGATGGAACAGTCGCTAGAGCCTAACGAATAGAACAGGGCAACCATTATGCAATACAACGTCACAACAAAACAGGGCAACAACTACATAGTGAGCGATGAGTCGGCTTGGCTGTGGATTGAGATCGAACGTGAACTTGGTTACACAGTCAGCCAGGCAGCTGAAAAGATGAGCAACGGTTCATTGGATGTCATTACTTGTATGCTTTTCAAGGCCGCCAAGGCCCAAGGGCACACAAAGATGCCAAACCAGCAAGCCTGGGTTACCAATGAGTTTGAAACCTTTGAGGTGGTCGAGGAAAGCCCAAAAGAGAGTTAAGGGATGGGCTGGTGCGGCTATCAGTATCCACCGGCATTCCCTTGGCTGATCTTTTGAACTGGTCGCTCGCAGACATTAACACAGCATTCACGCTGATACGAGAGAGGAATGGACATGGCTGAAACAAGAACTACAATCACAGTCAGGCCAGACCTTGCCGACTATCGCGGATTACTTAAAGCGCTAAACGTGATGGACAAGGAAGCCCAAGTCGATCTTAAAGATGAGGTTTACTCAATAAGTGCTTGGACTGCTAAAGGTATCGAACAGGCTGGTTTTGCTCACCCGTATTATCCAAAACAGGCGCGCATTGTGGCTCAAACCGTAAGAGCAGCTAGAGATCGTGTCCCAACTGTTTATGTAGGTGGTGGCAAAGGTCGCGTATCAGGTGGCGCAAACGCTGGCCAGTTATTGTTTGGAAATGAGTTTGGTGGGGATCGCAACGCGTTTGGCAATTCCAACGCATTCGCAAACGGCGGTTACAGGTTCCCGCCTCGAACATCCCGAGAGGGTCGCGGCAACACAGGTTACTGGATCTTTCCTACTCTTAAGGCAATGCAACCAGAGATTAAGAAAAAATGGTTTGCGGCGGTTAACAAGGTAATGGACAACTGGGCTAGGACACCATAATGGCTGACGTTAGAACACTTAAACTTTCATTACTTGCCGATGTGCAGAAGTTTCTTTCAGGCATGGACAAGGCCGACAACGCCACTAAGTCTTTCAGTGGTCAGATTGGCAAGTATTCCAAAGCAATGGCCAAGTCTTTTGCAATCGCTGGCGCAGCTGCTGGCGCGTATGCGATAAAGATTGGCATAGACGGGGCTAGGGCAGCCGTTGAGGATGAGGCCTCACAAAAGCAACTTGCTGAAGCATTAAGAAACACTACGCAAGCCACTGATGCCCAGATCAAGTCCACCGAGGATTACATCACAAAGCAGCAGTTGGCCTTTGGCGTAGCCGATACTAAGTTGCGCCCGGCACTGGCTAACCTAGCCCGAGCAACTGGCGATGTAGGCAAGGCCCAGCAACTCACAAACCTAGCGATGGACATTTCCGCAGCTACTGGCAAGGATCTTGAAACCGTATCGCTAACACTTAGCAAGGCTTACAACGGTAACATTGGGGCGCTCACAAAGTTAGGCATTCCATTAGATGATGCAATTAAGAAATCTGGCGATTTTAACTTAGTCCAGGGTGAATTGGTCAGACTATTTGGCGGCGCTGCCAAAGCCAATACCGAAACCTATGCTGGCCAGTTGGCTATCGTGACCGAGCGTGTTGGCGAACTCAAGGAATCTATCGGTGTGGCGTTACTGCCAACTATGAAAACTTTGCTAGAAAACGTGAACATGGTCGCCAAAGGTTTCAGTGGCGATGATCCCGAGGGATTGAGCCTACGCGCTAGGGAACTAGCTGGGGACTTTTCAGGCAATGGCGCAAATAGCCTGGGCGGATCACTTAAGGCAGTTGCCGATGCTTTTGCCAAACTATTTACCACGATCACCGAGGATGGCGATGAGTCCACTAGCACTTTGCAGACTTTTGCCAATGCTTTGGAATCGGTTGCCAATGGCATCAACGCAATTACACGGGCTTATGGCAAGGTAGTTGCACTTGGGGACAAATTTAGAGCCAGCCTTGTTGGGCAATTTGTTTATGCCGAGGGCAAATTCGCGGCAGAGAATGCGCCCGGCAGAGCAGCTGGAGGGTCAGTTATGGGTGGTCAGCCTTACCGAGTCGGCGAGTTTGGCCCTGAACTATTTGTGCCATCAGGCTCGGGATCTATTCGCCCAGACAATGGATCTGGCCAAGGCGTGACCATAATTATGAACGGTGTCATTGACGGTGAGTCTGCTCGCCGAAGCATTGAACGCCTACTCCAAGACTCCTCAAGGCGCACAGGGGCAGTTAATCTAGTCGGGGCTACATTGTGACCACTTACGATCCCTATCCGACAGTGACCTTTGCAGGGGCTACAACATACGCGGATAACACGATCTCATCTATCTCGATCCGATCTGGCCGTGACGATGTAACGACTCAACCGCAACCAGGCTATGCATCCATCAGCCTTTGGACTGATGCAAGCGATCCTTTAGACGTAGCCTTGAGTCAGTCTGTGTCAATCTCAATCGACAAGGGAACGACTGGAACGCAAGAAATCTTTGCTGGCATAATCTCGGACATCGACATCAGCCTGGATGCTTATGGGTCAGAGGGTTCAATCGCTCGCTACGCCATTACAGCCGTTGGGCCACTATCTAGCCTAAACCGCCACTTGGTCGGCGCTAGTAACTACGCTAAAGAGTTTGACGGCACAAGAATCTTAAACATCCTAAGCGAGGCATTTTTGCAATCTTGGTCGGATGTATCGCCAACACTGACATGGGCAGGCTTGCCGAATGGCGTAACTTGGGCTAGTTACGATGCAACTAATCAAGCCTTGGTCGATAACTTGGTGGCCAATGTGGATGTGCCTGGGCAATACGAACTGGAGGCCTACAACGATGGCGAGGCAGATGCTTACACACTGACAACACAAGCTGCCAACTCGGGGCGCGGTGTGCTTTGGGAAGGTGGCGATGGCGATCTGCACTATGACGATTACTTGGCGCGATCTACTGCAACCGCCTTGGAACTCACAGCTGACGACATTCTTGCCCGAGGCTTACGCACCGCCGCACAATGGGGCGAAATTGTAAACGATGCCAACGTGACATACCGGGCAGGTACGGCCAACGCTAGAGATGAGCAGTCAGTCATTCTTTATGGCCAGTTGTCAGGATCTCGCACAACTCAACTGCACAACTTAACCGATGCTCAAGCACAGGCGGCCGACTTCATTGAGTCCAGGGCATTCCCAAGAATGTATCCAGAGCAGATTACCATCCCATTGCATTCGCCAACGGTGAGCGATGCCAAGCGCGACTCACTAGCTGCCGTTTACAACGGGCTACGAATTAGCACAACGGCACTGCCAGCAGTCTTTGGCACAACCTTTGATGGCTTTGTCGAGGGCTGGACTTGGAATCTAACCCGATACACCGCCGACCTGACCCTGACTTGCTCGGCATATTCCGAAACATACTCATCAGTAATCTGGTATCAAATACCACCAACAACAACTTGGGCAGGGTATACTCCAAGTACGACAGAATGGCAGGATTTATAGCATGGCAACAACCACTCCGAACTACGGCTGGCCAGTACCAACCAGCACTGATTACGTCAAGGATGGCGCAACAGCCATTGAGGCTTTGGGCGATGCTATTGATGCAACTGTGTTTGGACTACCTAGTGCCGCATTGATTTTAGTTAAAAAACAGACGATTGGATCAGCGGTTTCATCAGTTCAAGTCACAAATGCATTTAGTTCAACCTATGATAATTACAAAATTATGATTACTGGTGGTGTCGCGAATGGAATTCGTGATTTGGGTGTATCTCTAGATGGCATTACAACTGGTTATTATTCAACTCTAACTTATCAAGCCTTTGGCTCAACAACAGTAGTAGGCGCACAAGCAAGCAACGCTGCTAGATGGTCATGGACTGGGGCAGGCACGACGGCAGCATTATATATGAACTTTGATTTGTTGGGACCTAATTTGGCAAAACCTAAAATTGGGTCAAACCAATTAAATGAAATGGGTACTGCTGCTAATAATGGCGTTTCGCGTCAATACAATGCTTCAACAACGCAAGCTACTGGTTTTACAATTACACCAGACGCAGGAAATATTACTGGCGGAACAATTTACGTCTACGGATACGGAATAAGTTAAAATGGAAAAATTAAACATTCAAATAGATGACCTTGTACGCGAAATGACAACCCAAGAGCATACAGCATACAAGGCTATGCAAGCCGAAACCGCAGCGCAAAAAGCCGAAGCCGATGCAAAAGCAGCCGCACGAGAAAGCGCACTTGCCAAACTTGCAGACCTTGGGTTAACTGCCGAGGAAATTGCAGCACTTTAACAATTACCACAGGGCCATGACACGAAAGGGCAAATCATGGCCTTACCAATTAAGAACGGCAAGATTACAACCCCATACGGTAAGCCCGGCAAAATGTGGAAAGCCACTGGTTACCATACGGGCTGTGACTTTGCAGTGCCAATCGGCACACCAGTGTTGGCAGTAGCTGACGGCAAGATCGAGAACGCCAACTGGGGTAAGAGTTATGGCAACCAGGTTGTGCAAAAGGTCGAGGGTGGCTGGGTAATCTATGCACACTTAAACAAAGTACGGATCAAGCCAGGGGCAGTTGCTAAGGCTGGCGAGATCGTTGGGGAATCTGGATCAACTGGAAACTCGTCAGGGCCACATTTACACTTTGAAATGCGCGACAACATCCGTTGGTCGGCTGGCAAAGACATTGACCCAAAGGAGATCTTGGCATCATGAATAAGACCAAAAACATTTTATTAAGAATGGTCGCAGTCTTTGCAGCTTCTAGTCTGTCAGTCGTAGGCGCATCAGCCGTTGCAGGTGTAGAGCCAGCTC